AAGGTTAATTTATTATGAATAAACACTATAATAAAATCTTTACATTAATGTAAATATATATCATAATTACACCTCAATCAAAAAACAAAGGTATTAAACAAATGAACAAAGTCACTATTACTTATTACAACATAGAGCAGATGGTTCCTAACTCATATGAGGGTACTGGCGTTTGGGGATGGACTTGCACAACTACCCACGACAAGATCACTGACCGCGCAGAAGCAGAAGCAAAGATGGCCGAAGATATGGCAAGCTTTGAGACCTACCTAGCAAAAGAACACGAGAGAGCTTCCAGCCTAGCTTGTCACAGCCAACAGGATCAGGACCATATTGCCAACCTACAGGCCAATGTTGAGTTTCGCATTGTAGAAGATGTTAGAGAATTTACCCACGTTAGTCAGTATGGCTACTCAGATGTTCACGCTTACGAAATCATTAAAATTATCAGCGATAAGACTATTGAGGTTCGGGCAATGACGGCAAAGCACGACATTAGTCACCTGAAGCAATATGCAGGCGGTTTTAGCGGCCACGTTGAAAATCAACGCAACCAGAAAGTGACTTACGAAAGCGACTCAAGCGCACCAGTGGTTAGAATCAGAAAGAAGAAGAATAACCCTGAGTCTTGGACTTCGAATGGCCAGCGATTTGGTCTTACTGAAGCACCATACGCTTTTTACGATTACAACTTTTAATAACTTTACCGCCCCTTCGGGGGCAATCAAAAAACCAAGGGGAATAATATGTTAGATCGTCACTCAATGACTTACAGCCAACTAAACACTGTTGAAAAAGCTGAGTTAGAAAAACAAGAAAACCGCGCTGGATGGATTGGCGCGGCTATACTCATAATCATGTACTGCGCTGTTAGTACTATGGGATACAACGACTGTATCAATCTGGGGGTTTGCTAATGTCTATGCAATCTTTTGAAGAAACTTTGGATGCGGTGCTACCTACCATGATGTCAGAGTACAAGAGGTGGGAAGGTGATTTGTTAGATTTAGTTGATGGCGATAAAGATACCATTTGCTATTTTTTCTTGAAGAATATGCCTAGCTGGTGGGATGATTACCTGCCCCCTAACCTGCTGGATCAGCATAACTTTTTAGATGAGTTATATACCAATTCAAGAAATGAACAGATATCATGTACATTGAGAGATTCAATTTACCTTACTCTTGAGTTGTTTTTAAGAGAGCAGGTATTAAATTCTTATGCTAGAGTTATGGATATTGAGCCAGAAGCTTTCGCTGGATATGACAGGTGGCAATGATGGATATTAAAAAATTAATCGCTGATGCCCACAAGGTGGCAGATCGTGAGATACTAAAGCACAAGATCAAAGCTGGTTTTGCAAGATTCAGGGAGTGGGCAGTAGAACCATGTTGGATCAGTAACGGCCAGTTCATTGTTATATTATTATGCTTGTTAGGTTTTGTAATTTACTAGGTCGGAGGGCTCATATCCTCTCCTGCTAGGTTGATCCCCTAGTGACCGATATAGGATCAGGCCAAGGTTCCTTTGTTACCTTTGAACCAAGATTAGTCCACTTGGGAGCCGAAACGGACTACCTTACATATCATATTTGGTATGTCATCTATAGAAAACCTTCATTTCCGATTATTATTAATAACGTATAAAATGCCGCCTCATTTACAAACAGAGGAGCATAAAGTGATACTTTACATGGTTATATTCGTAGTATTATCTCTTGGCGCAGTCGCAGCTGACGATCTCAATTAGTTTACATTTCCGTTAAAAACAGTCTACAATAACCCTACCTAACTGCCAAAGGGGTAGAAAATGGAAGGATTAGACATATCAAAAAGCCTTGAAGATTGTTTCCAATATGAGCTAAGTGATGAAATTGTGCGCTTTGACTCAATAATCGATTCTTTAATGACTACCGATGTTCCTAGAGAAAAGCTAAGAGAAGAACTATCTGACTGGAAGTTTGAAGTTGAAAACATTGTGGTTGATATAGAGTTTGAGGAAGTGCTTCAAAACGAAGGGCAAAGAGAATTTGAGATAATGGCTAAAGAGCTATTCGGGACAGAAATTTGATGTTGAAGATAAACTATAGGAAACCAGCAGAATTAATACCATACATTAGTAATTCAAGAACTCATAGTGAGCAACAAATACAACAGGTTGCTTCTAGTATTAAAGAGTTTGGATTTACAAATCCTATTTTAATCGATGAGGAAAATGGCATTATAGCGGGTCATGGTAGGTTACAAGCGGCTCAATTGCTGGGATTAGATAAAGTACCCACTATTAAGCTTGAAGGTCTTACAGAATCGCAGCGGAAAGCATATGTAATAGCTGATAATAAATTAGCTTTAAATGCTGGTTGGGATTTTGAATTATTAAAAATTGAAATTCAAGATATAGCGGATGATTTTGATTTATCTCTTTTAGGGTTTGATGAACAAGAATTAAGCAATATTATTGATGGTCTTAATGAAGAGTCTCCAGAGTTAAAAGAAGAAAGTTATTCTCCTGTATTTAATATTGTTGTTAATTGTAATGACGAAACTCATCAAGAAAAAGTTTATAACGAATTGCAATCTAAGGGGTATGAATGCCAAGTTCAAAGTTTGTAGTTGAAAGCCAAATTCCCTCATCTTTTAGAGTTGAAAAAGTTAAAGGTCAATTCGACTATGATGCCTCCGTGGTACGCAAAGAATTTGATATTAATATTCCTATTGAAGATATGGATTGGAATGTAGGGTTAATTGTTGGCGCTTCTGGTTCAGGTAAAACCACAATAGCAAAGAATGTATTTAAAGACTTTGAATTATTTGATGGGTTTGAATGGACTGATAGAACGGTGATAGATGATTTTGCTGATGGGTTGTCGGCAATGGAAATTACTGATTCGTTAAATAAAGTTGGGTTTTCATCTCCTCCAGATTGGTTAAAGCCTTTTAACATATTATCTAATGGTCAAAAGATGCGAGCTGAATTGGCTCGGTTAATATTAGAATCAAATAAACCTATTATATATGATGAATTTACTTCCGTTGTTGATCGACAAGTTGCTCAAATAGGCAGCGCCGCCATTCAAAAATATATTAGGCGAGAAAATAAGCAATTTATTGCTGTATCTTGTCATTATGATATTGAAGAATGGTTGGAACCTGATTGGTTATATGATGTTAATGAAAAGCAATTTTATCGGAGGTCACTTAGGCGACCAGAAATTAAAGTTGATATCAGAAAGGCGCAACAAAACGAATGGGAATTATTTAAAGAGTTTCATTATTTAAGTTCAAGTCATAATAACGCGGCTCATAAATATATAGCTGAAATTAACGGTGAACCTGTGGCTTGGTGTAGTTTGTTGCATTTCCCTCATCCAAAATTAAAGAATTGCAAAAGAATACATAGAATTGTGGTTAAACCCGATTATCAGGGTATAGGTGTAGGTGGTAGGTTTATGTCTGAATTAGCTAAAGATTATAAAAAATTAGGCACTAGAATTAGATTGGTAACATCTGCGCCTTCTTTTATATATGGGTTAGCGGCATCAAAAAACTGGATGATGGTTAGAAAACCTTCAAGATTGCAAAACACAGCTAAAAGCGGTGTATTAGCAGGAACAACCTCTGACGCAAGATTAACAGCGTCTTTTGAATTTGTAGGGTAATTATGAAAATAGGTAATCAAGGTGATGGTGGAGGTAGACCCATAGTTGAGTTTACGCCAGAGCAAATAACCCAACTGGAAGCATTGGCCGCTGTTCTTACTAAAGGACAAATAGCTGATTATTTTAGCATATCGGAAACAACTTTAAGGGCTATTGAAGACAGGCAACCAGAAGTTTCTGATGCTTATAAAAAAGGCAGAGTTAAACAATGCGCTAATATGGGATCAAATCTCATACAATTAGCCAAAGCTGGCAATGTCGCTGCTAATATATTTTATTTAAAAACTCAGGCTGGTTGGAAAGAAGAACAATCCGATGTTCAAGAAATTCCACAAATTAATATTACAGTAGACCCTCGTGCAATTAACCCTACCGCAGAGTGAGATATTCCTATCCAGCAGCCGATTTGTTTCTGTGGTTGCTGGCAGACGGTTCGGTAAGACTTTTCTTTCTACTGGTAAGATATTAGAGCAAGCAGTTAAGGCTCCTAATCGCAATGTCTGGTATGTTGCCCCTACTTATGGCGCAGCAAAAGAAATCGCATGGGATATGTTAATACACACCATACCGCCTGAGTATGTGTATAAGACAAACGAATCTAGCCTAACACTACGTCTCATTAACGGGTCTGTAATCGCTTTAAAGGGCGCTGAGAAGCCTAATAACCTGCGTGGTAGAGCCTTAGACTTTGTTGTGATGGATGAGTTTGCCGATATGCGGCCAGAAGCATGGTATGAGGTTCTTAGGCCCAGCTTAAGTGATCGTCAGGGTGGTGCGATGTTTATTGGGACACCTAAAGGAAGAAATCACTTTTATGACCTTTGGGCTAAAGGAGTTGATGGTGCTAATGATTGGGAGTCTTTTCAGTACACAACTTTAGATGGCGGTAACGTACCACCAGAAGAAATAGAAGCTGCTAGGGCTGATCTTGATAATCGGACATTTAACCAAGAATATTGTGCCGAGTTTGTTACCTACGCTGGTCTGATTTACTATGGCTTTAGTCGTGAAGACTCTGTGTTGGATATAGGAGATGATAATGGTACACTTCACGTTGGTATGGATTTTAACCTTGATCCCATGTCTGCCGTTATCTGCATTCGTAAAGGCGAGAAGCTGTATGCCGTTGACGAGATAGTCATGTTTGGATCAAATACTGACGAAATGGTTGCGGAGCTAAAAGACCGTTACGGCAATCGGAATGTTATTATTTATCCTGATCCAGCATCAAGACAGCGGAAAACATCTGCTGGTGGTCGAACTGATTTGTCGATCTTACAAAACGCAGGTTTTAGCGTTAAGGCGAAGAACTCACACGCATTGGTCAGGGATAGAATCAACGCTGTGAATAGTCGTTTACTGTCGGGTGATGGTGAGCGGCATTTGTTTGTCAGCAGTAAATGCAAGCAGACTATTAAGTCTCTTGAGCGGCAGACATATAAAGAAGGTACGAGCGTTCCCAACAAAGACGATGGCTTTGATCATATGAATGATGCCCTTGGCTACTTGGTTGAATACTTGTTCCCAGTTCGCACAGAATACGCTACGCCACAACCCACAAGGTGGACTTGATGAGATTGAACACAGATACAACGCACCCAGAATACGACATTTTTAAAGATCGCTGGGAGTTTTACCTGCGTTCCTATATGGGCGGCCAAGATTATATAAATGGTGAGTACCTTACTCGCTATATCAGCGAGACTAGAGAAGACTACCTTCGTAGACTTGATCTAACTCCATTAGACAATCACTGCAAGAATATCGTCCATATTTACAGCAGCTTCCTTTGGCGCGTACCGCCCACTAGAGTATTTAATACTGTTGCTGGCAATGTTGCGCTTGAACCATTCTTAGATGATGCAGACCTTGATGGTCGTAGCTTTAATGCGTTTATGCGTGAATGTCAGGTATGGGCCAGCGTTTATGGTCATATCTGGGTGATGATGGATAAACCGAAGTCTAACGCTGGCACTAAGGCTGAAGAGTTAGCGCAAGAAATACGCCCGTATGTGACGATGTTTACGCCCGACAACGTAATGGATTGGGATTATGAGCGCACCCCCAGTGGTCGCTTTGAGCTTGCATATTTTAAAGTCAAAGAATCGGTTGTTCGCATTGACGAGTCTAATATTGAGACATATTACCGCGTGTGGACTAAAGACACGGTCGAGCTTTGGAAGTCTAACAATGAAGACGAAAAGATGGTTTCTAATGAAGACAACCCACTAGGCAAAATACCTGCTGTGTTCCTTCCTGCCAACCGTTCTACAGTTAGAGGCATTGGCATTAGTGACCTGTCAGACGCTGCCTACATGCAACGAGCAGTCTATCAGGAGCTATCTGAGATAGAACAATTGATTCGCATATCTAACCACCCCACACTGGTTAAGTCTTTCGGCACTGATGCTAGCGCTGGTGCTGGTGCAATCATCAATATGCCTGATGATATGGATGCGAGCTTAAAGCCTTACCAGATTCAGCCTAGCGGAGCTAATCTTGACGCTGTACGCGCTGCTATTGATGACAAAGTGCAGTCTATTAACCGTATGTCGCATATGGGCGCAGTCCGTGGCACTGAAGCTATGACCATGAGCGGTGTAGCTATGCAGACTGAGTTCCAGATGCTTAATGCTAAGTTATCCGAGAAGGCTGATCTGTTAGAGTTGGCAGAAGAGCAATTGTGGTTGCTGTTCTGTGACTGGCAAGAGATTACAGCAGACGTAGAGGTCTTTTACCCTGATTCATTCGACCTCAGAGACTACGACAAAGAATTGATGTTCTTGCAGCAGTTGCGCTCCACGGGCGTTAAATCTGCTACTTTGGCAATGGAGATAGATAAGAAGATTGCAGATCTTATATTGGATGACGAAGTTCTGGCTAAGTCTCACACTGAGATCGAAGATAAAGCATCTGTATTAGGTGACTTCTCAGATAAGACCCAGATATACAGCTATCATATTGACGCTGGTGTGGTTACTCCTAACGAGGTTAGAGAAAAGATTGGTCTTGATGACGTTGAGGGTGGTGATACTCTTATTGAGCCAAAAGAAGAAGGCTCAGAATCAGCGGGTAATGTTGGTCAGTTCTAATGCCCGCAGATACTGATTACTCTGAGATACTGGAGAAGTTAGCCGACAGCCACCAAGAGCGGCTGGCTAATGCTCTCTCAGCCTTAGAGGACAACGTAGCTAAGTTAATGGATAGCGCCCCTACCAAAGACGGCAAGCTGTTTGATTTGGAATGGGCTGTGTCTGCCCGTCCTGAGTTACAGGCTGCGCTAGAGGCTAACTATATGGCTGAAGTTGATTCTGTGATAAGGGATTATAGAAAGGTGGCCGCAGATGCGTCTAAGATGCTTTCTAGCTATGGTGACTTTACTAAACTAGACTCTACAGTTATCAGTCAGCTACAGCGGCTGTCGTTTCAGGGTTTTCAGGGTATAGCTAACGAGTACCTAGACGTATTGGCTAACGAGGTCTATCAAAGCACACTAACAGGCAGAGCCTTTAACGATACAGTTAAGAATCTACGGCAAACTATTAACGGTGTTTATATTCACTCGGATAGCGTAGAGGCAAATAGGCTTGTAGATGTGGCCGCCAACGGTACAGCAGCACAAAAAGCAGACGCTGTAAGGCAGTTGCAGACGGTGTACGCCAGAGATAGGGTTGGCAATAACCTTAGACGTTACTCTACCCAGATGGCTCAAGACAGCCTTATGCAGTTTGATGCTTCGATTAACACAGCAATAGGTAAAGAGTCAGGCGCTACTAAGTGGAAGTTTTTCGGGTCAACGGTTAGAGACTCGCGGCCATTTTGCGTTGAACACGCTGGGCAAGTATTTACAGAAGAAGAGATTACAGACACTTGGGCGGGTAGCTGGAAAGGCAAATCATCTGGTGACCCCTATATTGTACGAGGCGGCTACAATTGCCGTCACCACTGGAGGCCGGTATTTGAAGAGGAATTGTAATGCCAAAAGGTACAGGAACATACGGTAGTAAAGTTGGCCGTCCGAAAAAGAAGAAGAAAGTTAAAAAGTAACCAATTATGCTACACTAACTATTCACCAATACTCTTTATGAGGCACGTTACATGAGCGATTTAATCATGGGTACAGAAGCTGATACTGAAACAGCAGTAGTAGAAAGTCAGGATACCAAAACCTTTACGCAGGACGAGCTTGATCGCATAGTTGCAGATAGAGTTGCAAGAGAGCAGAGAAAGTTTGACAAGAAGATACAAGGCATTGACCTTGATGACGCTAAAGACTTGATGGCAAAGCGGGAAGCCGCAGAGTTAGAGCGACAAAAGGAACGTGGCGAGTTTGATTCTATTCTGAAAAAGACGGTAGAGAAGAAAGATTCGGAGATAGCAAGTTACAAAGGCAAGCTGCAACAGATGCTTGTTGATGGGGCCATTTTAGGCTCTGCCAGTAGCAACAACGCTGTTAATCCAAATCAAGTTTCTCAGTTACTTAAAGACCAGACTAGGTTGTCAGATGACGGCACAGTTGAGGTGCTAGACGCTAATGGAGTACCGCGCTACAATGACAGCGGTGATCTGTTATCTGTCAATGAAATGGTAACGGAATTTTTGACGGTTAATCCGCACTTTGTACGAGCCTCTAAAGGCGGTGTAGGAAGCGAAGGTAAAACTGGAAGCATTAACGACAACGCTGGCAAGACCAAAAGTCGTGAAGAATTTGAACAACTTAACCCTGCCAAGCGTATGGCATTTGTCAAAAGCGGTGGGACAATTACATAATTTTTAGGAATATTTAAAATGGCTGAGAACACTATTACAGGTCTAGTACCTGACATTTACGAAGCATTAGACATCGTTTCACGCGAATTAACTGGAATGATTCCTTCTGTTACAATGAACGCATCTGCTAATGAAGCTGCTGTTGGGCAAAACATTCGCGTGGACGTTGAACCCGCAGGTAATGTATCTAACATCACTCCTGCAATGGTCACACCTGATCCTACAGGGCAAACTTCTTCTTTTACTGACATTGTCATCACTAAGTCTCGTGCTGCTGAGTTCGGTTTTAATGGCGAAGACCAGAAGGGTCTTAATTCTGGTGCAGGTTATCAGAATGTTCGTGCAGCTAAAATTGCACAGGCTATTCGTGCGCTGACTAACGAAGTTGAAACTGACCTTTGTGGTTTGCAGTCTACTTTTTCTCGCGCTTTTGGTACTGCTGGCACTACTCCTTTCGGAACTGCTAACGATTACACCGATGCTTCCAACGTCTTAAAGATTCTCAAGGACAATGGCGCACCTTTGCAAGACAACCAGTTAGTGATTAATACTACTGCTGGCGTTAACTTGTTAGGTAAGCAAGCAAACGTGGCTGATGCAGGTAGCGATTCTATCTTGCGCCAAGGTGTATTGCTGGACATTAACGGCATGCCTATTCGCGAGTCGGCACAGGTTGTTAATCAAGCTGCTGCTTCACTTGCTGGTGCTGCTACAACTAACGCTGCTGGTTATGCTGTTGGTGCAAACGTACTGACTCTAGCTGCTGGTGGTACAGGTACAGTTGGTGCTGGTGACGTTATTACTTTTGCTGGAGATCCAAATAAGTATGTAGTAACTAGTGCAGTATTTGCAGGAGCTAACCCTGCTGCTGGCGATACTATTACTATTGGCGCTAACGGACTACGCATTGCAATGGCTGCTGCCACTAAAGCAATTACTAAAGTTGCAGCTTCTGATCGAAACATGGCGTTTAACCGCTCTGCTCTCGTTCTTGCTTCACGCGCTCCAGCCCGTCCGTCAGAAGGCGATATGGCATCAGATGTTATTGTTATTACTGATCCGCGATCAGGTCTTAGCATGGAATTTGCCATGTATAAAGGCTACAGAAAAGTACGCTATGAAGTGGCACTTGCTTGGGGTGTTAAAAACATCAAGCCAGAGCATACTGCCCTGCTACTTGGTTAAGTTTTTTGATGCACAGACTTGCCCCTTCTTCGGAGGGGGCATTTCTTTATAAGGTGAAACATGGCATATTCTTCAGACGCTAATTTACTAGATTTTATTCCCGACATTCTTAACTTAGGGATTGATTCTTTTTTGGACGAGCACCCAAAGGCAGCGGCCGATATTCAACGTGAGTTACGCATTAAGTGGTGGCCGCGCAAAGGTCTATCGGGCGAGATGGATATTACTAAACTTACTGATAGCCAATTCATAACCGCATCTACCTATCTGGTATTATGGCGCTACGCTTTACCGCAGTTAACTAACTGGGTGGACGGAGATAGATTCGGAAATATGATTACTTTTTACAAAGCCAGATATGGCGAAGAATTAGAAGACGTATTGTCTGACGGAGTTGAATATGATTCTGACGGGGATGGTACAGTGCAAGACTCAGAAAAGCAGCCTGTCGGCCAGCGGTTAGACAGATAATGGACGTTAAAGTTGATACCAATGCCAAGGAGATAGGCAAGCGCATCAAGAAGAAAGGTAAGGCATTATCAGCAAGCTTTAAGCGAGCCTTATCTATTACTGCTCAAGCTGGCGTTAATATTATTCAAGCAAGAACCAGTAAAGGTGATGGGTTTAAAGGCGGTAAGTTTGAAGGTTATAGTACAAAAGGCAAAAATGGAGGTTACGCGGGATTTAGGGAAAGAAAGGGGAGAGGTCTAACCCCAGACTTACAGTTTACAGGTAATATGCTAGGTTCTATGACTACAAAGGCCAGCAGTAAGCAGGCTGAAATATTCTTTAGGGGCGCAACCGAGTCAGGCAAAGCCGCTATGAATGATAAGAAAAGGCCTTTCTTCGGTTTCAGTAGTTCTGAAGAAGAGAAATTAGGCAAAATATTATTTAGGGCGTTGAAATGAGTGTAAGAGAAAACATTGCCAACAACTTAGTTGCTACACTTCAAGCGGTAGTTACTCCAGTGCGTATTAAGTACGTTACTAGAGAGCCTTTTGATTTTACAAAATTATCTAGCGCACAGTTTCCCGCTATATTGGTACGCAGTGCTGGCGAAGATAGAGAAGATAGTACTATTGGTGGCTCAATCAGCCAGCGTATGGCTACAATAAATTATCAGTTCATTTGTTACGTTAAAGGCGTTGTTATAGATTCTGATCGTAATAACATTATCGCAGCAATTGAACAAGCTCTTGATGTTGACAGACTGCGGGGCGGTTATGCCTTAGATACGCAGATAACCAATATTGAGATTGACGAAGGTTCCATCGATCCCATAGGCGGGGTCATTATTACAGTCCGTGTAATGTATAAATATACTCGCGGCACAACTTAAATTTAATTATGAGGAATTATCATGGCGACTAAAACAGGCGCATCTGGTGTAGTAAAATTGCAAGTTTCGGGTACGACTGTAGCCGTGATAGGTGAAGTAAGGTCTTTTACTTTTGACGGGTCAGCAGACACTATTGAAGATTCGGTAATTGGTGATGTTGCACGTTCATACAAGACTGGCTTAAAGACTAATACAGTATCAATTGAATGCTATTGGGATGAGGCAGACGCACAACAGCTAATCTTAGATGAAGGCACAGATATTGATTTTGAAGTCTACCCAACTGGTACTGGCTCTGGCGAGACATTCTTTACAGGTGGCGGCATCGTAACTACTCGTTCAATCACTGGTGCTTTTGATGGTATGGTTGAAGCCAGTTTTTCAATACAGTGCAGCGGAGCCGTTGTTGAAGCTCAAGTTTAATTAAGAGGAAAAACCATGGGATTAGCTAGAGAATTAAGAAACAGAAGAAAGGTAGAAGCTAGAGAAGTATTAGTTCCTGCGTGGGGTAATGAATCTGGAGCGTTTAAGTTGTATTGCAGGGCTATTACCTGCTATGACCTAGACGTATTGCAGAAGAAGCACCCTAACTTTCTAAACAACACTACCATCGGGGCAATGGTTGACCTGATCTGTATGAAGGCAGAAGACGAAGGTGGTAATAAAATATTTACCTCTGCCGAAGATCGTATTGACTTGATGGGCGAGGAGACTAACGTGGTGTCTGAGATTGCTAATCAGATGTTTGCGGAGATTGAATCCGTAGAGGCTGCCACGGGAAACTAAAACGCGATCAGTCAAGGATGAATCTGCTTTCCTTGGCTGACCGCCTCCACATGAGTATAGAAGAAGCAGAGCAGATGCCCGTCAGTCACTTCAACGAGTGGTTGGCCTACTTCCATATAATGAGTGAGAAAGATGGCTGAAGATTTAAGCATTGTAATTAGGTTATTTGATAAGACTAAAAAAGGTCTAAGCTCTGTAACTAAAAATATTGCCAAAGTTGCTGGGTCAGTAGTCAGCTTACGTTCAGCACTTATTCTAGTAGGTGGCGCGGCTGGCTTTGGCTTTATGGTGAAGTCATCCTTAAACGCCACAGATGCTTTAAAGAAGACAGCAGACAAGATTGGTACGACTACCGAGGCACTTGGCGGTCTTAGGTATGCTGCACAGATTACGGGTGTAGCAACAAATACAATGGATATGGCTCTGCAAAGGTTTACAAGAAGAACTGCGGAAGCCGCCAAAGGAACGGGCGAAGCCAAGGGCGCTATCAAAGAACTTGGTATAAACGCCAAAGATCTTAACCGAATGCCTTTAGATGAAAGAATGTTAGTCCTAGCAGATGCTTTTGGTAATGTTACAAACGAATCTGATAAGTTAAGATTAGCTTTTAAGCTGTTTGACTCTGAAGGTGCTGCCCTTGTTAATACTTTGGCATTAGGCAGAGATGGTCTAAAAGAGTTGTTAGGAGAGGCAAAACTTCTTGGCCTTACAATGTCCGATAATGCAGCAGCGGGTGTTGAAAAAGCAAACGATGAAATAACGAAATTATTGTCTTTAGGAAAAGGTTTAAAGGATCAGTTTTCTGCTGCTCTTGCTCCCGCTATTACAGAAGTTAC